ATCCGAATACACCTGATAGCACAGCCCACAGGATTGCGCGGTAATCTGCCTCAAAGTTGCTTGATGCCCATGCTGCTAAGAATGCTCCAGCTGCAAGATAAACAGGGTTCTTCATGTTCTTCATTATTCTCCACCTAACATAGATACTTGAAAAAAAGCACCATCATTGTCAGCCGCTTTCTTAAACGAGACATGCATGTGCTTAACGTGTTTGTTAGCCCCTGTGTACTTACGCCACTTCCAGTTAAGGATACTGGAGCAAATTCGTCCATCGAAAATGATGTAACTAATACGCTTGTCTGCTTTTGACTTTGATAAGGTACGAAGCTGATCTGCAAGATCGCCCATGATGTCGGGCTTGCTACCCTTGAACAGGTCACGATCGACATCAATGGCACGAACCCAGCCTTGCTCATCTGGATTATGATCAGACTTGCGAGCAGCGTGTCTGGTATCACCAATCCAGCCATCCGATAGCCGGTCACGATCTGGGAATGAGTCATCGACCTGCTCCCTTAGTTGGATCGCAGCTTTACTTAACTTAGGCTTCATCCGACACGCTCGGTGTGGATTGTTCCGCTTTGATTTCTTCCCAGCGTTCTTTTGTGTAGCAGGAAACTGTTTCGTCCTCATAGACTGCGATCATTTCCTGACCGATTGAATTTATGTAAGTTTCAATTGTTTGTGTCATTTTACAACTCCGCACTAAAATCAATAAATGATGAAGCATTGTTTGTTTGTAACCAACCTGATTGCCCACCAGTTGCACCAGTAACTGCAACATTTAATAAAGCAGCATCTACGCTGCCGTTATCCAGTGTCACGCTTGCATAGGTTGGAACACTGCCATTAGCAGCAATTAGAAAATACGCTGCGCTATTGGCAGAAGTAAAATCAGGTATGCGTCTCATTTTCACTGGAAATCTTATAGGTGATCTAAAAACTGTTGCATTGTAAAATGTTCCTAAACCAAGACTGTTTGTAGTTCCTGAGGAACCTTCGTCACCTTTCACGCGGTAGTAATACCTCTGGCAGGCGCTAAGTTCTGCTTGAATTGTTCCGCCACCCGCACGAATAAATGGGCTTACCTGATTTCCTACTTCTATTTGCACTCCTTCAATCTGGAACCACTCATTAGCCCCAGCAGTTCCGGTTGGTGTATAAGTAAATAGCAACATGATTTGATTTACAGTTGAACCTAAAGTTACTGTTTGAGTGTAGCGGGTCATAGTAGTTGTTACAGTATTTGTTTGTGAGTTATTAACGCCACCAGTCCAACCAACGCTAAACAATGAAGCTGCGCTTTCATCTGTTCCTGTTCCTGTGCGGATTTGACTTGTCAATGACAATGGAGCATTTGCACCTGCTTTAACATAAAACGACAAAGTAACTGTTTGACCAGCAAATCTTTTGGCATCAAGGCTTTCAAAAGCAGTTCCTACATAAGGCTGACCTGTATTGGTTTGACCTGAATTACGGCCAAAACGCATCCCGTAAGTTAATCCTGTTGTGTCTGCTGTTTGTCGCGACATTGTGCAAGTTGGTGCTGTACCTGTGCAGATACCAAAAAATCTATCTGCAGCAGGATAAGTAAGAGTTCCCGCGAATGTTCCAGATGTCGCACGCTGCCACACATCAAACCCGCCATTTATTGCGCCATTGTGAGTGAATGGGCGGAACAGGAATGTGTCTAAATCCTGACCAAGCAGGGCGATCTGAGTCGCGCCATTCTTTACTAGGTCACTTGATGTAGGTACATCAAAGCCATAGTTCGTGGTTGTTGTTGCCATTAGGTTAGAGCTCCTGTCGCGTTGCTATAGATAAGTGTAGCATTTACACCTGTCCAGATTAATGAGGCTGGTAATACTGTCTCCCATTGAGTCGTGGATAATGAGAAGTCTGTAGCTGAAACAAAAAGGGTAAGGTCTACAGATGATGGAGTAGCTCTCACAGCGATGTTCTCCACAAAGCCATCGAACTGACCCCCAAGCAAGTTAGAAGGCAGATTAGTAATTAGTACAGGCTGACCAAAAAAGATATTGATCAATCGATCAAGGTCTGCGCTAGGCAGGTCTGGATTATCTAGGCGAAAGGTAATGGCTTCAAGTGAGCCTCTAGGATTCTTTCGCAGATTAAGCTCTCTAGAGCCGATCTCAGTAATGTTAGTCAAGGTCTTTATGTTTGACTCAAATGAACGCTCATAAAGCCCGTATGTGGCAATAGAATCGGTGTCAGAGGTACTGTAGGTCGAGGCGTATCCTGTGCCGTATTTGTATATGAGGCTGTTACGAATGCGGTTTGTTGTCGTAATTGAGCGAATAGTGCTAGGGCTTGAATAAGAGCCGTTGATGTTAGTAAAGCCATTGGCCGCAAGATATGTACTGCGATGGTCTGCATCATCATAGGAAACTAAGCCATTCTTTTCTTCATGCATTTGACCAAGCGCGCTATTGGCGATTTGATCTGTCAGCGTATTAGATCTAGCTGTAGCCGATGCTGCTAGATTGATCATGGTGTAGAAGCCTGGGTCAATAGTGCCGATGTAGGACTCTGCATCTTCCCATGTGACAGTTGCTGGGTATGTGTCCCATGTGAGGGTAGGCGTGACCTCAGCCCATGTCAGGTTAAGAACATTGTCAACGATGGCTGCGATCTGTGCGCCATCTAAAGCTTCTGCAAGGGCTGTGTTATAGATAGACTTGGTAAGTTTGGCTAAGTAGCCTACGCCTAAGATCCTGCCGTAAGTGATAAAACCTGTTTCCTCAGGGCTACGGACTCCGATTGTAAAGTCTGAGACTTCACCGCCGTACATAGTGACATAGTTGCCGGCACTATCTTTAAGCTCCAAGGTCAATGCATCTGTGACATCAATGGTAAAGGGTGAGCCATCTGTGTTGATAATGTCTACTTGGCAGTAACCTGCTGTGCATTGCTTATCAATGTCGACTCGACCAGCTGAGAAAGAAACAGAGGTAACAGTCGTATAGACATCATCGCCAACAGTTACACGCCATTCAGGTAACCAAGTCATTAATCGAACCCTAGAACGTCCACAGTACCGCGGTTGCTTGCACTTCTAATAATCTCGACAACCTTTTCTGCTACAGCATTAGGATCACTAAAAGGATCGCCTGTGACAGTAACTTCAATCTTCGTTGTGCCGCCTGTGGCTGTTGATCCTGCTAATGCTTGAGCAGCTGCCGCTTCTGCCGCTGCTGTTGCTGCTGCTTGTGCAGCTGCTTCGGAAGCAATCTTAGCCAAAGCTGCCGTAGTGTAATCGTTAGCACCTGTCAGTAATGCTGCTTCGGCGGCGGCGGCGGCTGCTTCTGCCGCTTCTTTGTAAGCTGCCGCTTCATCTGCCAATCGCTTTTGTAATGCTTCTAATTGCGCTTTTGCTTGAGCGGCTAGTGCTTCTTGCTGAGCTTTTAATTGTGCTTCTAAGGCTGCTTTTTGTTCTGCTGATCCTGCTGTGATTGCTGCTATTTGTGCAGCAGCAGCTTCTTGCTGAGCCTTGATCTGTGCAGCAGCAGCTTCTTGAGCTGCTTTAGTTTGTGCGCCGAAACCTTCTTGTGCTGCTTTGTTAGCCGCTGCGATTGCTTCTGCATTAGCCTTTGCTGCCGCTAATGCTGCTTCCATTGCTGCTTTGTTAGCAGCTGAATCAGCGGCAAAAGATGAGTTCCATTCGCCCATATTGCCTTTTAACGATGTGGCAGCAACAGCAGAAGTAAAGGATGACCACTCTCGACCATTAGCCTGAATTTGTGTCTGCACAGCAAACATTGAAGCAGTCAAAGCATTGATTGATGCAGTAAGTGGGTCAATCTTCCATTCACCAAATGGATCTTTAATCTCCATTGCTTTGATAGATGTAAGTAAATCATTTAATTCTTTAGTCTTTGTTTGAGCAACTTCTAATGCCTTTTGATATTTGTCAACATCAGTTATGTTCTCATCAAGGATTGCCTTCATAAGCTTTAGGCGGATGGCATCTTCTTCTGAAAGTTTACCCTTTAGGGCTGCTTCAATCTGGATCTTTTGTAAGTCAAAGACTGCTCTAGCCTTAGCAAGTTTAAGGCTTTCCTTATTAATCTTGAGAGTGTCTTTTGCTACTTTTGTCTGTGAATTTTGACCACTTGGGAATTGTCTTGTTAAATCGGCAGGTGGTCCCTGAGGAAATCCACCAGCAGGAGCACCTTTACCTAAGCCACGAAGGATTTGTAAATAACTTCCAAGAATAGGAATCATGCCAACATTGAAACTGCCAACGCCCGGCAATCCCTTTAGTTTCTCAGTTAGTACACCAATGCCACGAATGACATCCGCTGTGTACAAAGCTGCATCTTGCATGTTATCTGCAAGATCTTGAACAGAGTTATCCTCGCCTAAGCCTTTAAGCGCATCAATAATACCAGTACCGATAATCTCTTGGACATTGGCAGAAGCAACTGCGAGCTTGTCCATCGAACCCTGAAAGGTTGCTGCCGCAGCTGTTGCTGAACCCTTGAAGGTATCGGCTAACTGTGTAGTTACATCATAGAATGACTTAGTCTTAAGATCTGCTTTTGAGATACCTACACCCAAACGAGTGAGTGCTGTGTTGTTACCAAGATATGCACGACTTAAAGCAGATGTAACAGAACCCAGATCCTTGCCTGTTGCAGCACTAACATCTAAAGCAAGATTTAAAAGTCTTTGTGATTCTACTGTGTCGCGTGTAGCAATAGCCAATGACTGGTAAGCAGGGCGTAGTAAATCATCAACAATTCCAAACTCACTCTGTAGACGTTGGATGAATGCTTCTGCACTAGCCGCATCGCGCTCTAGTCCAACATTCTTCAAGGCTAGGGCTAATTGTTGTTGCGCCTTTTCATCTGCCGCTGCTGCCTTTACAGAAGCCTTCGCAAAAGCTAAGACTCGTGTGCCTGAATAAGCAAGTCCAATACTTGCAGCAAGTTTCTTTACATTTTTAGTTAACTTTTCAGTCGAAGTTTCAGCTTGCTTAAAAGCCTTTTTGCCTGTGAATTCGGCGGCAATATCAATCTTTACATCTGCTGCCATTACTTCACCCGTGTCCTTTTCTCAAACTCAATTTTTGAGTTTTCAATAGCCTTAATTACCGCTGCGTTAGCCTTGCCTTGATCTTCGGCATAAGCACGAAAGATTGCGCGACCTTTCATTTTGCGAGTAGCACGACCTGCTTGGCCTTCTGCTCTTTGGAAAGCATTAACTATTTGACCTGTGCGGTTCATCGCATCAATAAACTGTTGACCAGCGTAAGGGTTATTACTTAAAGACTGATCTTTAGATCCTGAGCGAATTGTCTTGCCAAAATTAGCATGACCAGGAGCGACAACTTTTGCCAATGGTGCTTGTTCTCTGCCTTGTGGATTTTTACGACCAGCAGTCTCATAAATAGATCCTGAAACAGAAGCATTGACAATACGAGCTAATGATCGAAATCCCGAACGATTAGGTTTAGATGGAGTTGTCTTGTAACCAATCCCACGCTTAGCCTCAGATGATGACCAGACTCGATTTCCCCATCTGCCGTTATTACTTTTAGCCCATCCACTTAGTGGTGCGGTAGATGGAATAAAGCCGCGAGCCTTTGTAGTAATCGGCTTAAGGATTGCAGCTATTTCTTTTTGAGTTTCTTTAGCAAGATCAGGAGTAAAGTTTCTTAGGGCTTTACGAAGTTCAACCGCGCCTTTTACTTCTGTGGGCATTTGCTGACTCCTTTGCTTCGTCTGTAAGACCTTGGAACAATGCATTGAGCATGTCTCGATCTAGCTCTAATAATTGCTGTGGCGCGATCCCTAACCTAATGCTTAGCCTAGCAATTAGGTAGGTGAACGGAAGATCGCGCTTTAAGCTAAAGGGTCTGAGTCCTCCACAGTTACGCTCTTGAGCGTTTCTATGAAGTCAATCCCAAAAGGCTTAACAGTTTCACCTGACCTGCGTGTTACTTCCCAAGCTAGCCAATAGACCATGCTCTGCATCTCGTCA